GCAAGTTTGTATCGAACATGGATAAATACCAGAAGATACAAAAAGAACTTGGTATGAATGATGACCTTGCCAAATCTGGCAATGAGTTCATGACTGAGTACCGCGATCTAACCATGATGACCAAGACAGGATTCCAGGTCATTGTGATGCAGGCGGGTAAGGCGCTTATACCGATCTTGCGTTTACTCAACCAAATGTTGCAGATGGGTATTTCCGCATTCAGCCAGTTGAATCCTCAGATCAAGGAGGGCTTAGCTGTAGGCTTGCGCTTTGCCATGCTCGCCGTAGTATTTGGCGGATTCTTTAAAGTCTTTGGGATGATCTTTAAGTTCATCCCAATGCTCAAAAGCTTTATTGGTCTACTTAAGTTATTCCGGCTGGCTTTCCTTGCATCACCAATCGGAATCATCCTTGCTTTAGCGGCTGCATTAGCTTTGCTATACGATGACTACAAGACCTGGAAAGAAGGTGGTAAGTCGCTCTTTGACTGGTCAAAGTGGACGAATGGTATTGATACCATCATTGGCAAGATTAAAGATTTTCTGGAAATCTTAGATCAGGTCAAAGATAAGGTAATCAATTTTGTACAGAAGGTGATTTCTGATCCTGCTGGTGCTATTAAAGAGGTAGCAGAAGTAGCAAGTAAAAGCCTACACGACAAGATTGCAGAAACAGAGCAAGGTGCGAAGGCTCTTGATAAGGTTGGTGAGACTACGGCGAAAACCTTGGCATTTCTTGGCAATAAAGAGGCTCAGAACGCCGTAGCTACTAATGAGGGCAAGCCTGCTGTTACTGCAAAAGGTTTGGCTGTTGGCGTGGCGAAGGCTGTGGATCAAACGCTTAAGGAAACAATATCCGCCACCTCTAAGCCCTTTAAAAATGCTATGACAGAATTTAAGGGTGGTGCAATCAAGGGATTTACTCCAGCACAAACCTTAGCTTTCGCTAATCGAGTCATGTTTCGTGAGAATAAGTCTGGTAAAACTGATGTTGTAAATAAATGGGGTTACACAGGTAAATATCAGTTCGGTGCCTCTGCACTGGCTGAGGTTGGATTTATTGACAGGAAGAAGTTGAAGAAAGCATCAAAGGGTGTGAAAAACGGTTCAAATGCCAAAGCACATCGGGCGTTTCTTGCAGATAAATCGAACTGGTTGGTTGGCGACTGGAATACCTATAAGAACAGTCATGAGATGCAAGATATATCTTTTAGAAAGCTTGTTGAGACTAATTTGAAATACGGGAAAGGCGTCCACGGAAACAACGCAAAGAAAATGATGGGGTTTGCTATGGCTGCCCATCTAAAAGGAGCTGGTAATGCGCGTAAATGGTATGCTAATGGTATTGACAGTAAGGATGGTAATGGAACAAGAACATCTGATTATGCGAGATTTGGAGAGGGCGCGTTAAATTGGGTTGTTCCAGTAAAAAGCACAACTGTTAAAAATACAGGAATATCCAACATTAGAAATACTGCCCCACCGTCTGGTAATCCGCATAAATCACAAGTGAATAGCTCAAATACATCTTCATCTAATGTGACGATCCACCAGAGCTATAAAACTGACATGACGATTAATGGGGCAAGTTCACCAGTAGAAACTGCTAACGCCGTCAAGCGTCAACAGGAAAGTGAAATGGTGATTATGGCAAGAGGGGCGAAAAGTCTTATAGGTTAATCAACCATTGTTTCTAAGATTTGATTACGCTGTTCAATCAATCCAGCTTCACAGAATTCTTTGTTAATTAAGCCTTCAGCAGATGCACCATTATTTGTAAATAATGAGCACTGTTTATCTTTGTAGTTAACAAAAGCTTTCTGTGATTCTTGGATGATTTTTTTATCTTGTGGATTGATAGATTTGCTAGAAACAATCTTTTGAAACAGCTGGTTCATCGTATTCTGATGGGTATTTTTAAGTAAACCAGAGCATTCTGAACGCTCAATATTATCCAACTCATTGAGGTCTATAGTGTTGCAATAGTCATAAGTTGGATTAGCCCAAGTCCCTGCACTAAGGATGGATAAGCTAATAGTAATTAATAGTTTTTTCATTAAATGTCCTTATTGGTAACAGTGATTTGTACTGGCTTAAGATTATCAAGTTTTAGTTTTGGGCACCATTCACACCCACTTGTTATGGCTTGAGTAAATAATTGATCCTTTATGGACAAATGGTTGTTTGGAATGATTTTGTAATAATGCTGCTGAGTCAGAACAATCCTGCATGGATGCATCCAATAAGTATCATCCCCTTGGATAAACGTGTTGGATATGCTGCAGCAATACTTATTGGAATCTTCAACCAATTGACTTTTTAAAATACAGGAAAGAGTCATCTCAACAGAATATACTTCTTTTTCTATGCCATTAATAAGAATATGCGTTCCTTTCCAACCACCAACATATCTAAGCAATGCAAAAGCAGATTGCGCCTGGTTGAATGTTAATTCAAATCCTGCGAAATAATGAATTTTATTAAAAATATTACTCTCACAATAGAATTTTGCAGATTGGGCAATTTGAATAGCTAAATTAGCGAACTCTGATTTTGATTTTGGAAAAACAAAAATTAATACATTTCTATACTCGTCACTAAATGGCTGAATGCTCTGACTAGCAGGGATGTGAAGTGGGAGAAGCATTGTTATCCATTTTTTATTAGATGGTTTAAAGCGATTTTATAGATATTAATACGATATTTAAATCCCCGCATTATTAGAGTTTTTTTACAGGTGAATCATGAACCAACTCATTACATCCGCCTTAGGCGGTTTATCAAATCCCTTGGCTGAAAAAGTGGGTTCACTGCTTCTGTCTGGCCGTGGCCGTACCATTATGGGCCTATTCGCTGACGTCACAGTAGAAGAAAAGCATAAGGATGAGCTGAAGATTACTGAGCATCCTACCGAAGTTGGTGCACCGATCAATGACCATGCCTATAAAGAAGCGCCTGAAGTGTCAATGAAGGTCGGTTGGTCTGAGAGTGCAGGTAAGTTAAATGGTCTGGTTGGAGATTCTTTTCTAAGTGGTAACACTAGTCTGAATATCGTGTACCAGACGCTTATCCAGCTGCAAGAATCAGCAGTGCCTTTAGTGATATCAACCGGTAAGCGCCTATATACCAACATGCTGATCAAGTCGCTTGGCTGCAGTACGGATCTGCAAACTGAAAACGTACTGATGATTGATCTAACCTTCAAGAAGATCAACCTTGTCCAAACTTCTGAAACCGAGGTGCTGGTCGAGAATCAGGCCAATCCAGCAGAAACATCGGGCGTATCCGACGGCGGGACAGTACAGCCAAAGCAGGCAAGCACATCAGTTTTAGGGCAATTAACTGGTGTTGCAGATACTGGCGGTGCTTACACCATATTAAATCCTTTCAGTTAAGGTGGATAATCAATGGCAATTTATGAAATCCCTTTACGATCGGGCAACCAGAAATTCAACGTCACCTTAGGTAAGACTATTTATAAATTAAGACTGATTTACCGTGTGAATGAATGGTATTTAGATATCTTAGATACATCAGAAAAGCCCTTAATTACAGGGCTTTTAATTTGTCCGGGTGTGGATTTGCTTGAGCAATATAAGCACATCATTCCATATAGTCTGTATATCACCAACTCAAACCCTGATGAGCTGGCCACATTCGATAGTCTTGGTTCAAAAATTAAACTCTACTACGAGGATTAGTCATGACATTACAGTGGAAACGCAACTGTAAGCTCACGATCCAGATTGATGCGAATGATCCTAAGGCGCTGGATTTATCTCAATTTAAGATTGTATTTACTGTAGGGCAGGCCACATCTGAGCAGCCTAAAGCTGCCGAAATTTATATCTATAACTTGTCAGCGAGTACGATGAACCTGCTAGCAGGGGTGGACAGTCAGAAAATAAATACTCAAGTCATTTTAGAGTGTGGTTACGGATCAGAACTATCTGTTGTGTTTAAAGGTCGGGTATTTCAGTACCGCCGTGGCAGGGATAACCCTACTGATACTTGGTTGTGCGTGCTGGCCATTTCTGGTGATGCTGTTCAGAATGATGCGTTAGTTAATCAATCTATACCTGCAGGCACTTCAAAAAATGAAGTCAGCAATATTTTGGTAAGTGAAACCAATAAATATGGTCTGGTGACTGGCGAAATTGCGAGTATTAGCGAACAGCAATATCCACGCGGCAGAGTATTTTTTGGGTCACTTCACGATAGCATTCAGCAGTTTGGTAAAGAAAATAATATTGATTTTGACTATTCCGATGATGTGATCAGCTCGATCAACAAATTAGGGTTTTCAGTTGAGCCTGTGCAAGTTCTGACACCTAAAACCGGTATGGTGGGCATGCCTCAACTGACCAGTGAAGGCTTGATCGTCAAATGCTTGCTCAACCCAAAGCTAAAGCGAAAGGGGCGTGTGCAGGTGGATATGAGTAACCTGCAGACTGAAAGCTATGACATTGGCTACAGCAGTCAGCAGGTAGACCAGCCTTACAAGAACCCAAAACTAGCAACCAATGCAGAAGGTATGTTTATCATCCAGGCGATAGAGCATAGTGGCGATACTCGTGGTGATGAATGGTATACACACCTGGTATGTACTGCGATTAACGCCGTTGTTCCGAAAAGCGGTATTACGATTAATGCGGTGGACTAAAGATGGCCCTAACACTTAATGAGCGCTCACCCACACAACTACAGATTATCAAAGAGGCGGTAAATGCTGCTCTTGCAAATCTCTGGACGGCGTTACCTTGCGAAGTAGTGGAGTATAATAGTGCAACGGTGACTGTGAATGTGCAGCCATTGATTAAGATTCCTGTGCATTTACCAGACGGCGAGATTGAAACCGTAGAACTGCCGATGCTGCTTGATGTGCCAGTGATGTTTCCTTGTGCTGGCGGATTCACTATCACCCATCCTATTAAGAAGGGGGATGAATGCTTAGTAAATTTTGCAGACCGCAATATTGACCTATGGTGGCAGTCTGGTGGTATTCAAAACCCATTCGATACTCGAAAGCATGACTTATCAGATGGTTTTGCTTTCTTCCGGCCTCAATCGCAAGCAAAGAAAATTTCTAATATTTCCACTACTGATCTTGAAATCCGTAATGATGCCAATACCTGCAAAATCCAGATTACACCAGATGGTGTGATTAATTTCCATGGGGCTAAGTCCGTGTTTCACCATCCTGTGGAAATGAATAATGGATTAAAGACATATGGCGAGCTTACAAACAATGATGTAGATGTAGGTTCCGGTCACCCACACACCGGAGTTCAACCAGGTAGTGGAGACTCTGGACCACCAAAACCATAACTTAATGGGGGGCGCGAAAGCGTCTTTTTTATGCGCTATAGAAAGCAAGATGAAAACGGTGATTACACCTTTGGCAATGGCCTGAATAACTTTCATATCGACAATGTTGACGCCGTAGCCCAGGCGATTGATACGCGTTTAAAGCTATGGGTGGGTGAATGGTTTGCTGATGTGTCAGATGGTACGGGGTGGTCACAAGCTATCTTGGGTAAGCATTCTCAAAACTTATATGAACTTACTTTGAGACAGCGCGTACTAGACACACAGGGCGTTATCAGCATTCAGGAATTTCAAAGTGCACTTGACCCAAATACAAGAAGCCTCGTAGTGACCATGGTTGTAGAGACGGTCTATGGACAAACAGATTTAACAGGAGCATATGAGTGGAATTAACAACAATTGCGCCAACGATTGATGATAGTGGAATACATGCACCTACCTATGACCAGATTCTTACCTGGCTAAAAAGCAAGTATCGAGGTATTTATGGTGATGATGCCTACCTGGAAAACGATAGCTTGGATGGTCAGTGGCTAGGTGTTTTAGCACTACAGTTTAGTCAAGTGAATGGGGTGTGTATTCAGACATATAATTCATTCAACCCTAAGACAGCAGGTACCGATGCTTTAGCACGTAATGTCAAAATTAATGGCATTAAGAAAACATTGGCAACCTATTCAACTGTAGATATTACGGTTGATGGCACACCTGGGACAGTTATTACTTCGGGTATTGTAGGGGACGACAATAATAATCGCTGGTTACTACCTGCAACTGTGATTATCCCCTCATCTGGACTAATAACAGTGACAGCCAGAGCTGAAAAGGCCGGGGCAATATTTGCTGCAGCAGGATCAATCAAGAATATTCTTAAGCCCACTCGTGGTTGGTTAGCTGTTCTAAATATGAATACTTCATCAATCGGCCAGGATGTAGAAAGTAACAGTCAATTACGTCGGCGTCAGGCTCTATCTGTCTCTATTAGTGCTATTTCACAAACTGAAGCAATGCGCGGGGCGATTCTTGCTTTAGATAATGTCTCTCGATGCAAAATATTTGAGAATACAACCAGCACAGTTGATGGGAATGGCTTGGCTGCCAAGTCGGTTTGCGTCGTAGTATCAGGCGGTGATGCCCAGGAGATTGCGAAAATTATGCATGCCAAGAAGTCTATGGGGTGTGCGTGGCATGGAAATACAAATGTTACTGTGATGAATATTTATAATGAGCCAGTGGTAGTTTCTATCTATCGCCCAGACATTAAGAATATTAGCTTTCACGTTCAGATTGTCACAAACGAGTCATACAGTGCAGACACGGCAGATGCTATTGCGCAAAACCTAGCGGATTATGTGAACACTTTAGATATTGGCGGGAATGTTCTTCAAAACAAACTATATGGTCCAGCAAACTTGTATGGGGCAGAGGCAAGTAGAACCTATGAAGTACTGCGTATCACCACCAGAGTAGATGGGGTTGATATGGAGGGAGATTACTCACTGCCTTTTGGATGTGTGGCTTTTTGCGATCCAAGTGGAATAGCTATCGAGGTAACAAGTGGATAATAAAAAGATTGATGATTACATTCAGTTAATTACCAGTCAGCACAGGCAAAAAGAAAAATTTGTTGCAATGCTTAAAGCAGTCTCTCAGCCCATGACAGACTGCTTTAATTTTTTGAATGAGCTGCACTCAAAATTTGATATTGATAATGCAAATGACCCGTATCTTGAAATATTGGCGCACTGGACTGGAACTCCGTTAATTATTCCAGGTGCAGCACAGATTGAGTATTTCGGCTTTGAAGATCAGCCCAGTTCACTCACTTTTGGTGAAACAGATGATCTGAATGTAGGTGGGTATTTTCGTGAATCAGGTCAGTCTGGTACAAGTGGGTTAGTACCCACAGGGGAATTTTTAAGACGCTTGATTCAAGCCAAAATTCTAAAAAATCACTGCACTGGCAATATTGATGAGACCAAGGAAATTTTAAGCCTGGTCTTAAATCACAATGATTTCATTGTCACTGATAATCAAGATATGACGGTTACTTTCACGAATCTCTCTGCTCGATTTGCTGAGGTGGATAAAACGTTGGTGAAAATGTTTTTTCCATTACCGGCGGGCGTTGAATTAATTATTGAGGGCTAGTATGGCTATTGAAAAACTAACTGAATTTGCCAAAACAGGGCAAAAAAATACAGATGATCTGGATCTGGAAACAGGATTTATCGTCAATCGAAAGCCTGCTCGTCAATGGTTTAACTGGCTATTCAGCACATTGACCACAAAAATTAATGAAATCATTGATGCCGATTTTATGCCTAAGTCAGATGTTGTTGATAACTTAACAACTAATGATACCACTAAGCCAGTATCGGCAAAGCAGGCCAAGTTATTGCAAGACAATAAGCTTGATAAGACAGCTAATGCTGTATCCGCAACCAAATTGCAAACAGCTCGCACCATTGGCGGCGTATCGTTTGATGGTACTGCGGACATAAACTTGCCGGGGGTAAATGCTGCCGGGAACCAAAATACAACAGGCAACGCGGCGACAGCGACCAAACTGGCGATCGCGCGTAAAATCGCGGGTGTTTCGTTTGATGGTACTGCGGACATAAACTTGCCTATTTTTTCAGATGGTGCGAACGTTACAGCGTCTAGATTGTCGGGTGTTACCTACACCAACGCGAATGACCGACCGATGTTTGTGTTTATGTCTTTAATGGATACAGATGGCGCGAATTTTGTTATTAAAATCGGAGCTTTAACCTATACAAGCCCCTATGATTTACCGCAAACCGGTTATTTACCAGTTTGTTTTATAGTTCCTCCGAGAAAAACGTACAGTGTGAAATGGGCACCCGCCTCTTATCCAGCCGGGTTGAATTTTTGGTGGGAGTTTTAATTGTGGAAATGAAATTATATAAAAATCATGAAGGTGAAGTTTTTGGATATCCTGCGGACGGTTCACAGGATGATTTGATGGTCCCGAATTTAACGCCATTAACATTTGAAGAATCCGACCGCTTGGAAAACCCAATTAAATATATGAGCGAGGAACAACAGGCGATTATATTGCGTCAAAAATTCCCTAAATTAACTAAGCGAAAATTTCAGCTTTACATGCTTGAGAATCGGCTACTGGATGATGTTGAAAATGCCATTAAATCCATTGAGGATCCGATTCAAAAGCGACGGATGCAAATTGAATATGAATCATCCGATGATTTTGAACGCCTAAGCCCAGCTGTTGAATATATGTCAGACTTATTAGGATGGACGGATGAACAAGTTGACCAGATGTGGCAACAAGCTTTAACGCTTTAAAATATAGAAATTAAATTGGCCGCATTAGCGGTTTTTTTATTGCCAAAAATTAGGGGAAGTATGTGGAGCCTGTCTCTAGCGGCATTGCCGCATTTATAAAATTCTATGGAATGCTGGTTATTACAGCATTATCAATTTTACTCGTTGCAACAGTCGTTTTAATGATGCGATTGCCAAGATCCCCACAAGAATGGGTAACAGGACTCATCTGCACAGTCGTATCAAGCTTGGCTGGTGGTGCATTCATTATCGTGAAATGGTCTCTCCATCAGTGGGTTACTGATGTGTGGGGAATGATAGCCCTAGGGGGCTTTTTTTTCGCCTGTGGTTTACCTGGTTGGGCTATGGTTCGCTGGACATTCAATTTAATTGAGCAGCGTGAAGGAAAGACTATTTTAGATATTTTTCGAGAATTTAAAGAGGAGTGGAGAAAGTGAATATTGATCAATTTCTAAATGATCTGATTAATCGCGAAGGCGGGTATGTAAATATTCCTGCGGATCGAGGTGGTCCGACAAAGTACGGTATTACCGAAGCTGTAGCACGTCAAAATGGTTATAAGGGCCATATGAAGGACCTACCACTATCATTAGCTAAAGACATCTACCGTAAGCAATACTGGATACAGCCGCGTTTTGACCAGGTGAATGCGATTAGCCCACTGGTTGCTGAAGAGCTATTGGATACAGGCGTGAACTGCGGCGTTGGTTTTGCTCGACCTACTTTGCAGCGAGCCTTAAACTTACTCAACAACCAAGGTAAAGGCGGTTGGCCAGATCTTGCGGTAGACGGTATCTATGGTCCAGCAACCCTAGGAGCACTCAAAACCTTCTTGGCCAAACGTGGCAAAGAGGGCGAAAAGACCTTGCTGAAAGTTTTAAACATTTTACAAGGCAATCGCTATATCGAAATCGCTGAACGCAATCCACGTCAGGAACAGTTCTTTTTTGGCTGGATCACCAATCGGGTGGCCATATGATAAAAGCCTTCATCGCTAAATTTTACGAAGCCGTCATTATTATTTTGACGGCTTTTTTATTGGTGGCGCTTATTTGGGGTGGATACTACAAGTATCAATTCAATACGGTTGAACCAAAATTCCAACTTGAGTTAGCTCAAGAAAAACAAAAGCACATAGATGATTTGAAGGAAATTCAGCGCATTCAAATAGAAGCCTTGTCTGATATTCAAATTTCAATCAATGCAGCAGGTATTAACTATGAAACAATGCGAATTGAACACGAAAAAGTCACTGAAGCACTTAACCGTAAATTACAGACCGTCATTGCTGACACTCTTTACCAGTCTATCTGTTTTAATGCTGGCGGGGTGCAACTCGCTAATGAAGCCAAAAACGGTAGTGGTAGTGCAAAGCCTCCCTGATCTACCAGCTAATCTTGCTGCTCCATGTGGTGAATCTCAAGATCTAAAAACAGGTCGTGGTGATGAAGTGCTGACACTTATGGTTGATGATCGTCGTAAGCTTGCGCAATGTCACTTCAAGCATAAAAGTATTGTAGATCTTTGGAAAGAGACAGAAAAACAAAAGCCCTCTAAGTGAGGGCTTTTAATTTATCCTATAGTTCCTAATACTGGTACTGCTCTAGGACCAGCCTTTCTCGCCTTACTCACAATCTCTACTAATTCATCATAAGTCAGATTGAATGAATCAGAACTATCAAAAATATAAACTACATTCTTATCTTTAAGTTCTTCTGGCTTTTCAGGAATAAAGCGAGCAGGGATTAATTGCTGGGTTAGCTTTTCATCCGTTAATACCGGTATATTTTTAATATTGCCATCAAATTTTTTCATAAACATATTTCTCTTTATAAATCGTCGTGTTCCAATATTGTTTTATACTCACCCAGAACAATATCCTCAATAGTATTCATTGCCCCGATAAGAAAATTATTTAAAATTTTGCGATGTGCCTATCATCAATCAGATACTGCCCGAAACTGTCCATCCAGCCTTGAATAGATGGCTCCCACACATAAATACGTGTCTTTAATTTCTTCACGATCGCAAGGTCTTTAACCGCAAAATGCGTACTTCCTTCAGGTAGCTCTTCCCAGTCTACTTTGCCATTCTCAATAAACCAATCTTCCCAGGCTAATTGAATATCATCAGCCACAAAACGATTATTATCATTATCCCAAGCAAATGGATTATTGCTATTCAGCTTATTCACATGCAGGCGTTTAAAATATTTATTGTTCTGGTGGATTTCAATAAATACATCTAAATGCTTTTTGATGAAATCAAAATCAACATTAATTACGCCGTCATTTTCAAAAGCATCATTTTTATCAACCAATGCCATGTAGCGCTGTTTCTTGCTCCATTCCTTGTAATAACTATTATAGTTATCCTCTGCAATACGAATTGCCTCTGCAAACTCCAATCGGGTACCACGTTTTTTCAAGTTTACATACCGCTTTAAGGTATTCCAGGACTCATGCAGGGTGATAGTTTGCAATTGAGGAATGGTAAAACCATCTTCTGCATAGCGAGTAGCAGCTTCATGGCGCAAGTCATGGAATCTTAAGTCAGTGATACCGCATGCATTACACGCCCGGGTGAAGTAAGTCGAAACAGTTGCAGTATTCACCGGTATTAAAATGTTTTTGTCATAACCTAAGGCAAGCATACGTTCACGGACATCTGGCTTCATGAACTCATCAATCATATTGATGGCCCTTGGTTCCATGTGAGCATATTTATGATTACCCAAAGATCCGTTTGGATTCTTAGCATCTCGCACGAGCCATTGGCTATTCAGGTCATCAAAGTCATCCAGGCGCAATGAGCACAATTCATCTTCTCGACGTGCGGTGTATACAGCAAACCACATGATCAGGTGCATGGGGGTAGAGTTTTTGACACGCTTCCAACTTTTATAGAAATAGTTGGTCAGCATTTGAAGTTCTTCAGCCGTAGGCAGACGATCACGCTGTTTGGATCTGGTCACGATACGAGACTTTTGCAAACCGATCATGGCTTTTTCAAACTCGACTAAGACATTTTCTAAAGGCTCACCCCAAACAAATTCAGCATGCACGATCACAGCTTTAATATGACTAAGGTCCTTTAACACTGTGGCTGGTGCAACGCCGTCGGTACCTCTAACTGGATCACCTCTACGGCGCATAATTGCGTAATCGGAAAAGTCTTGTCGTGTTAAGGAATAGATATTCTTTTCAGAAATATCTAAACTAGCGATATGCTGTAGTGCTCCTGTTTTTGTCCTGGCAAAACTGTCCGCTTCATCCAAATACTGAAATATGAATTCTCTGAGAGTTTTGTGCTTAAGTTGCACCTCAGGGTTCAACATTTTTTCAGGGTGCAATTCAATTTCTGCTTCTGTGCGTTTAATCCAATCCTCAGCTAGTGATTTCTTGCTGAAAGTCTTGGATTGCTTGAATTCAGGATAGCCTTGACGTTGTACACGGACCTGAGCTCTATACCGAGTTGTACCGTCTTTTGTTTGTCGCTTAGTGACCGTACCCATGAATTTGCACCATAAAAATGTTGTGGTGCAAGTAGGGTGCAACTAAAGTGCTTAAGAAGTCAATACGGAGCGACTAAACGAAGTTAAACGAGGTTAAAGATTTTGAGTAAAAACAATGTAATTGAAGAATTGTTTGGAAGATCAATAGATAAGAAACTTTGGGTGGCTCCCATGGCAGGCGTGACAGACCGTCCGTTCCGTACACTATGCAAATATTTTGGTGCAGGTCATGCTGTCAGTGAAATGATGACTTCAGACAAAACCCTGCGCATGAGTAAGAAAAGTTTGTACCGTGCTAATTTCGATGGCGAACTGGCGCCAATTTCGGCACAAATTGCCGGTTCAGATCCGCGTGATCTGGCAGAGGCGGCACGGTATCAGGTTGCGAACGGTGCACAAATTGTTGATATTAATATGGGTTGCCCAGCTAAAAAAGTCTGTAACAAGCTGGCTGGTTCGGCATTACTGCAAGATGAAGATCTGGTTGCACGTATTCTGGATGCCGTTGTTGCTGCAGTCGATGTCCCCGTGACTTTAAAAACCCGTCTGGGTTATTTAAATGGTCAGGAAAATATCATGCGTGTGGCCAAGCGGGCAGAAGAAGCCGGTATTTCGGCCTTGGCATTACATGGCCGTACCCGCGAAGATATGTATTTAAACACAGCGCGCTATTCACTGATTAAAGATGTGAAGGAGATATTGAATATTCCCGTGATTGCGAACGGAGATATCGACAGTCCAGAAAAGGCCAAATATGTACTGGATTATACCGGTGCCGATGCAGTGATGATTGGGCGTGCAGCACAGGGACGTCCATGGATTTTTCGTGAAATCGCACATTATTTAAAGACTGGAGAACAGCTGGCTGCACCAAGTATTGCCGAAGTTAAAGAGGTCTTACTGGGTCACTTGGCTGAACTGTATGAATTTTACGGTGAATATTCTGGCTGCCGAATTTCCCGTAAGCATATTGCCTGGTATACCAAAGGTCTGCGTTCCAGCAATGAGTTTCGTCAGAATATGTATAAGGTGGAAAGTACCGCAGATCAATATAAAGTGGTAGAAGCCTACTTCAATAATCTGCTGGAGCATGGTCAGATCATGAGTGATGTGCAGGTCGAACAGGTGAATCTTCTGGAAACAACCTGATTTTCCATATTACCTGAAATGAATTCCTTCTTAAGGTACTGTCGTTTAAACAGTACCTTTTTAATATCTGTATGCTGCAATACAGCAAGGTGTTTACATGATGGAAATACCTGTACAGAGTTAAGTACTAACTTCACTAAAACCGGACAGGACTTGGACAGTATTAACCTGAATTTTCTCTATGATAAAGGACATGTGCAAGATGAATTTCAATTTTGTCTAAATAAAATCAAGGGAGAATCAGAATGACAAATATTAATCGTCCAGTTTCAGAGATTAATCCAACTACTCAAACCGATCTGGTTGAGGACAATAACGCAATAAAACATGAAGAAGTTGTGAAAATGGATCCTTCAATCGCACAAGGTAGTGATCCTAATTTAAATCCAGCAGATACTACAAGACCCCTTGATCCAGATGACAAAGAGGCTGAAGCTGGAGATCAGGCATTGGCAACTGGTGCTGGAAGTGTAGGCGGAGCGGCCATTGGCGCAACACTCGGTATGGTGGGTGGACCAGGAGGCTCCTTGATTGGTGGAGTCGTTGGCGGAGTACTTGGCGGAATCGCAGGTAAGGATATTTCAACACCAGATCATCCAGACCATGGTATTGAGAATTCGAGTCTATTAGGTGACCATGACAAGTACTGGCGCGAAGAGTATCAGAGCAGACCTTATTATAGTGAAAGCCGCAATGTGCATGGTGATCTGGATTATGATCGGGATTATCGTGGTGCTTACCAACTCGGTTATGAAAACCGTGAACATTATAGTGGTAAAGAATTTAATGAAGCTGAACCTGACTTGCGAAGCAAATGGGAACAATTCAAAGGTGAGTCTCGTTTGACCTGGGAACAGGCTAAATATGCAGTCAAAGATGCATGGGATCGCACAACTCGCTAAATCACATCTTTAGATAAAACCTCTCTACTTCGGAGAGGTTTTATTATTTTTTTACAAATACAAACTTAACTGTTATTTGCTTTACAGCATTAGTCTGAATCCTTCAGATTAAGACTAGCTATTTTTAATACGTCTATTATATCCGAGAAATCTAACAGTCATCATTGAAAATAGGCAAGAGGATAATGTATTTAAAACGACTATTCATGAATAAATATAAAATTGGGAATTTCAAAAAATTATAATTACCTGGTTATAAAAACTATACTTATTTGATGTTTATTCATGCAATTTAGACATGCCTGTTACATCCGTAGTCTACAGGTACATAGCGTAGTATATATTCACTGAAACCGGACAGGACTTGGACAGTGTTAACCTGAATTTTCTCTATTATAAATAGATCAAAGACAAGATGAGATTTCTATCTTGGCTATAAAAGATCAAGGGAGATTTAGAATGACAAATACCAATCGACCAGTTTCAGATATTAATCCAGCTTCACATCGTGATTTGTCTCAAGAACGGACTGATGTATTAAGAGATGATGAAGCATTGAAAAGCAGCCCTACCACTTCAGGCAGTGCACGCCCAGATTTAAATTTACCAGATACCGAAAGCCATCGTGTTCCCGATATGAATGAAGCGGGTGATCATCCTGTGGCGACCAGTGCTGGAACCTTAGGTGGCGCTGCAGCAGGTGCGGCGATTGGAGCAGTCGGTGGTCCTGCAGGTGCAGTCGTCGGCGGCCTTGTTGGGGGAGTGGTAGGTGGCCTAGCTGGAAATGAAATGGCAGAATCAGCACGACCTACGCTAGATACACCAGAAGGTATTGCACTTTCAGGTTCAGAGAATTTACAGGACGATGATCACTACTGGCGTGAACAGCATCATCAGACGCCTTATTATAGTGAAAGCCGTAATGTCTATGGTGATTTGGACTATGATCGAGATTATCGTGGTGCATATCGCCTCGGTTATGAAAACCGTGAATATTACAATGGTAAAGAATTTAATGAAGCTGAACCTGATTTGCGTACCAAATGGGAACAGGTTAAAGGTGACTCCCGTCTCAATTGGGAAGAAGCCAAGTTTGCAGTGAAAGATGCATGGCATCGTGCGACTCGCTAACTTCTATTACTCATAAAAAAAACCTCTCAATATTGAGAGGTTTTTTTTATTTTAATGAGAAGAAAAACTGCTTATTCTCGATGTTTAATCTCCAGAACCAGCTGGTTAACCAGGTCTGAAGCTTCCATTTCGCGTGTTTGTGCGGCATTTGAGCCAGCCCAGAAAGCGCCATAGCCATGATCACCATGTTGAACGGCTGCTGCATGTAATTGCTTGGCCAGGTCATAAGTATATGGATAGGCTGGCACATCCAGGCGATCCGGGGTGTCGATATCAGTATGCCAGTGATTGATAATGCCACGCGCAGGACGACCAGAAATGCTTGCAGTCACTTGAGTCAATGGTTTAGACAGCAAGGCTTTACGATAGGCTTCATTGGCATTAGAGGTTTTGCACTGTACAAATGCCGTTCCCAGCTGAACGGCTTCAGCACCAAACTCCAGCATCTGTCGTGCCTGATAGCCGTCCATAATGCCCCCAGCGGCTACAATGGGCAAGGAGCAATACTGTTTAATCAGCTTGATTAAATTCGAAGTTTTGACTGAGGCATCAAATTTGGTGCTGAAAATTCCACGGTGCCCACCTGCTTCAATACCTTGAGCAATCACCACATCAATGCCAGCAGCCTCGATCGCGCGTGCTTCAGCCAGATTGGTCGCAGAAACCATGGTGATAATTCCAGCCTCTTTAAGTGCTTGAACCTGATAAGAATGCGGAATACCGAAGTGAAAACTCACCGCTTTCGGACGTGTTTCCAGAACCAGATTCAGGAAATCATCATTGTCCCTAAAGCTTGGATAAATGCATTTCAAGGTTTTGGGTGGTTCTATACCAAACTGGGCAAATTTATCCTTGAACTGATCAATCCAGGCTTGAGCGACAGTGTCATCTAAGTTTTCAGTTTTATGGCAGAAAAAATTGACTTGAAAAGGCTGATCAGTTAGCTCCTGAGTTTTAAGAATCTGTTCACGCGCAGACTGTACGCTACTGGCACCTAATCCTAATGAACCCAAAGCACATTGATTAGAGACTTCAGCGGCCAGCTCAGGTGTGGAGACACCGGCCATGGGTGCTAACAGAATTGGGTGTTTAATGCCTAATTTTTCCAATAAAGACATGGCTTTGCTCCTTGTTATCACCTTACTGTGCCTTCGCCTTAAAAATTAAGCAAATCATATTGGTTATTTTATTTTGAAATATTCGACTATAGTTACATAAGCATTACATTTGCGGCGACACTCATTGTCGCTGTACTGATCGATTGCATAGTAGGTGAAATTCTGCAGTTTTATAATGCTGTTTTAGTTAAATTTTCCTGAACTCATGTCTGATCGTATACGTGAAAAACTACAGATTCTCGCTGATGCTGCCAAATATGATGTGTCCTGTTCATCTAGCGGCAGTAATCGAAAGAATAAAGATAAAGGTCTAGGCAATACCGGCAACGGGATCTGTCATAGCTATACTGAAGATGGCCGTTGTGTTTCCTTGCTAAAAATCCTGTTTTCCAATGTCTGTATTTATGACTGCTCGTATTGCGTTTCACGCCGTTCTAATGATGTAAAACGGGCCGCTTTTACCGTGCAGGAAGTGGTTGATCTGACCATGAACTTCTATCGTCGTAATTATATTGAAGGGCTATTCTTGAGTTCAGGTATCTTTAAGTCTGCCGATTACACCA